GAAAAGTCCTTTCGTTTGCTCTATCGTGAGCTGAATTTGTGTTGCCTGATCCCCATTTTTTGTTTGCATCGTCAGAATACATAACCTTAACCCTACTGTCGTAAAGATCACTACCATTTAAAGCAGGATCTGTAGATTGCGGATTACTAGCGTACAGAGGCTGAATGGTCTCTTTAAGAGAATTAGCAACCATTTCGTTCAATTTAACGCCTGTTCTATTCATAGACCCAGAGGCGTCAAAATATATGTAAATAAACGTGTTTTCGTTAATATTGAGCGCTTGTGTGGTTACTGTAGCCACATCTGTACAAACATCAGATGCAATACCCTCAGCATTTTTAGATGACACCCTATATTTAAAGCTATCTGACAATGAAGCTCCTGATGTGTGCTGATAAGTAATAGTTATGTTGTCTTGCGCATCATTTACAACTGCTGTCCCGTTACTAGGCGGGGTTTCTATCTCTACAATGTAATTACTTGGCACAGTGTCGTTTGCAAGAACATCAATGACCTGTGAGCTCGCGTTTTCAATTCCTATTACCTGATCGTCAGTAAGGGCTGGAATGTCATCTACATAATCCCATAGAAGGTAAAGTTTTAGGTCTTTAGTCTCTCTATTGACCTCAAATGTAATAGTGCTTTCTTGAGTAGTGTTAGTAGTTACTGTTTGAATTTCTGGGTAAGTAAAATCATTTAGCCTTGTGCCTACTTCTTCAGCGCTCAAAGTTTCAGATTCCCACATGTACCCCATCTTATTACAATCTGTGAAGGTTCCTGTATGGTCTGCTAATATTTTATATGATGACATAACAAGATCATCGCCTTGAGAAGGAAGAAGATCGCTACCCATAGGGCCCGTTATTGTTTCGTATCGTGTATTACCGCTGTACTTAAAAACATCAAGGTCAGAATCCCAGTTGTTACCACCTACACCTAAATGCTTAAATCTGTTAATTATTGTATTATCAGCTTCAGCGGGGTCGTTCCTGACAATAAGTACGATCTCCATGGTGTCAGGTTGTGGACATGTGTGAGTCAACGTAACGGTCGCTGTTGTTGCTGGAGTTACAGTCACATCCATTACTGATGAAGCTGCTAAGTCGCCTGTAGACACAGGTACCTCTACCGTTCCGGTTCCTGTAAGACCTGTTTCTGTAGTGGTCTCTCCATTGTACAAAACACTGATAGATATTTCGCTATCGGTTTCATAGTCAATTAACGCTTTACCAGGATACGCACCTAAATTAACATCGTATTCGAATGCTGATGATATCTTTCTTCTTATTTCTGCAGCACAATCTACGACTAGTGGATCTGCAGGTCTTTCGTCTGCTCCAATAGTAAGTACATACTGATGGAATTTTGGATCAAAACCACCAATGTTAAAACTGTTTTTATTTGCAAACAAGTTCTCCTTGAAAAAAGACTTCATACCTTGGTAGGATATGGGCTCAAGACCATCACCCCCAAGCCTAAGTACCGTACCTCTGTTTGCGTCTGTAAAGTACATTCTTCCTTGAAAGTTGCTAAAGCTTTCTGGATGTCTTGATATTCCGTATTCTCCAGCAAATGCAACATCTTGCCCAAGAACCTGTTCTATTTGCGTTAAGCTTCCGGATCCATCAGGACTTGATAGTAAGTTTTTACCATACAGCACTTTAGACACTCTATCTTCTTGGAAGACAATTAAGTCCGTGTCTCTTGCAAATAACTTTTGTATAGAGCCGTATTTGAGGTCTAAAAACTTAGTTATACCTCTACTTGCATTAAATTCATTTAAGGAATTGTAACCAGTGTTCTCGTTAAAAGATCCACTAAATATAAGTTTATTCGTGTCTTGTCTAGATTCGTAGCCTTCAATAAGCGCAATATTAGGTCTGGTTTGTATGTCAAGAGCTTTTTTGAACCTGTCGTCCAAAATCCTAACCCCCTCTATACCATCACCAAAACTAAAGCAATTACCAAAACCAAGCTTACATACAGCAGGTGAGCTGTAATCTGATGATTGGTTAGAAACATTACCTAAATGAACCCCATTAGATATATCGAATGTTTCTTCTGTTTCGTAGAAAATGTCATTATCTATTTCATCTGGATCTGATTCGAATACGACAAGTGTATTTGTTAAAACAATGTTTATTCTACATGACATATCCCCTGTCTGGGTACGAGCTTTATTTTCATCAGGTCTAACATTTAAATACCACCTATCACCTGTACTGACGTGTTGGAAAAACGTAAAGAAAAATCTTTTACTTGTTTTACCTTCATTGGCAGGAACAGTATATCTGACTGCGTTTGTGTTGTTTGATCCAAAGTCGAAGTTATCTTCTCTAGCAAAGTTTGTTTCAGCCTCCATCCATTGCTCCAAAGCATTTCTGACAGGAGTGTCTGTTGTGGTGTACGAGTCTTGTACTGTGTATTTTTTACTAAAAATAAATTTATTATCTGACCCACTTTCATGGTAGTCTGCATGAATCTCTATTGTCGCATCTGGTTCTAAATCAATATTATAATAACCTGTTTCTGAATCATCCCAGTCACCACCAGGCAATTGCTCCTGAAGTATACCATACTCGGTTTTTTTATTTGCGTCGCCTGGCAAATTTATATTTTTATTACCGGGTCTACTATCACTGCCTGCTACGGCTTTTGCGTGTCTTCTGTTGTAGTAATTTATGTAGTTATCTTCTACAAAGTCCATAAGAAAGCCTATGGGTCTGATTTTCATATATAGACCGGATCTTTCTATAATGTTGTTATTCGTCGCATCTATATTTCCTGCTATCCACCCTTCTTGATTACCATCGCCATCTGGTGGAATAAAATCCTGAGCACCTTTTGTGGCAAGATCTAAAACCTTACATTTTACTTCTGTATCTACAATACCCTCTCCGTCTTTTTTTACAAAAAGAGTCATACCTTTTTCCACTTTCCCTATGTTTGCTCCTTCAATCAGAACCCAACGATAAACACCATCTTCATAAAATACTGTTCCGTATATGTTAAAGTGGGGGCCTTTGTTTTGTTTTACGAAAAACTTATAACGATCCGCCCAATAAGGAGGCTTGTGACGTACATCTACTTGCAATCTATTCAAGCTTGTTGATGCAGATGGAGGGCAAAACACTTCTGACCCCTTTTCCCCGAAGTTTTTACTTGGGAGTATAACGCTTGAATAGCGTCCATAACTATCTAGATAACACATCCCCAACTCATAGCTTCTGTTAGATTTTAATGACAATGAAGATAAACTTTCCTTGAGGGTGGCTGATGCAAAGGTAAATTTAAATTGCTCGTCTTCAGGACTTTCTGTTACAGCATCCGATGGGTCGGAGTCATATACGTGTGTTAAGACAGGCGCTTTAAGTGTAAATGTGTTTGTTGTTGACGAAGACAAGCTAAACTCGCCATATTCATCTCTAATTAGCCCGCCTCCCGGCTTTGCCGTATACTCAACAGTGTTTTGAAAAGCGCCGTTTAGAGCAGAAAGAAGTTCAGTAAAATCATCTGACTCTGTGAATTTTTTTACGTTTGCGTAGTTTTCGGAGAAGACAACACCGACAAGTATCTCGGATGTCCCACTCCCATATGTTTCAGGCTCAACACCTTCTGTGTCACTAAATAAATCTAATGAAAAAGTGATAGATTTGTTTTTTTTCAACTCCAGCTCTGATCCATCAAATTCGCAAGTTATAAGGTCTTCGCTTATAGTTGCAACAAATGGCTGTCCTGTTTGCTCCTCAGAATTTACGCTTGCAGAAAAATCTATATTAATTTTATCCTTTCCATTTTCTTCCTCTACTAAGTCATATTGTGATGTAGTGTTTCCAAAGATCAACCTGTCTCCAATGAATTCCTGTGCTTTTGCTGTTAGTGGAATATCATCATATATTCTGTTAACCTCGTCTGCAGGAAGGGCCATGTATATCTTTTTGTTTGTAAACTCATATGTATAGTCCCTATCGTCCGAAATAGACTTCTCTTTCTTGTTGATGTTTTCAATAACATACAGGTTTGGCTCCGTTGGAAACTTAAATAACAGCTGAATATCTGTTACTCTTTTGTCACCGGAATCATATGTAATCTTGTAGCCATTAAAGATATTTTTCATCCCTTCATTAGCCATAGAAGTAAAATCCACATCTGATTCACCTGGAAAAAACTTAAAATATGTAAAAGACGAAGGGGCAGAGTAGCCTCCATCGAGATATCTATATCTATATCCAAAAGAGAAAAAGTTTTCTCGTACAGCATTTTCAGTAGCGTTAGCTGTATTATAAGGCACAACAACAGGTGCTTTGCGTGGGGGTTTTTTGTAAAGAGAAATATCGTCCTCGTAAAAATTATCTTTACCAAATCCCTTTGCTCTTTCGATGTCAACCATTCTAGGTTGATTTAACCCATCTGTAAATAGAAGTATTTTTGACTTTTTTGCAGCGTTGTAAACAACGTTGACGCCAGTGATTTTGTAGTCTTTATTAAATTTCAATACCTGACTATCCGTGTCTCTTTCGTCTGCAAGTACAGTTGAAGTTATGGCTGTTTTGACGTTGTGTTCGAAAACGTAAGAGTACCCGAGGTCATTTACAACAAACCAATAGATTTTTTCATCCCCTTCATCAGATACAGACCCAATGCATTCCGGGTTATTACCTAAACCTAAAGATGTAATTTTTACATTACCCTTTTCGTTTTCTATAGCGCCCGCATCAGAGCCTGTAGTATTTAGGACTCTGATATTATAGCCATCAATAAACTCGCCACTAGGAATAAGACGTTCATCGACGTCCTTGTTCATTTTCCCGGTGGAAAATAGATTTTTAATTTTCATACTACTTTATCCACTTATCTCTACCCCTAAGAATCTTAGTTAGATCCCCAATTGTGATAGAGCTTAATCTGATTTTCGCGTTTCTCAAAGAAGCAAGAGCTTGCTTTTGTGCTCTTCGCACTATATACTCCTGCACACCAAACTTTTGTTTCAGTATATTGGATACCATGTAGTCGTACATGAATGTTTCAGCTAGCTTATGTACTTTAATCTCGCTGTCTGCTAAGCCGTACATACCGTCAGACACATACTCTATAATAATGTTTTTATCTGCTAAATCCGAGCTAAACAAGATGTATCCTTGATCTTTATCCAACACATAACTTCCATTACTAGATGCGGAGGCTGTGTCCATCCCAAACCTTTTGCCTACTAAGTTGCTATCAGCTTCTTTAACCTCACTTGATTTAGCATCTTTCCAATTTTGCTCTATAACAGGCGTACCAGTAAGAGCGTTGTCATTGCTGTCCATCAAAATGTTTTTGAGTGGCGTATTGTCTTGCAAATAACTCTTTGGAGTGGCAGTGTTAAAATTTTGTGTTATTTCGTAAACAAGTCCCTGGTTGCCCACATAAGAAACCTTTACAGCGCTCACAAAGTCATGAGGAAGATGAACCTTCAATGTGTCAGGAATCTCTACCTCAAATCCTCTAGTTTCTCGTAGTGCGTCATAATGAAGCTCTTGTAACCCTCTTTTAGCGTGGAATATAACTTCGTTTCTATCTGCTTTATTAATGACCTTGTCATCACCCACATACGTCAACAAAAAGTTGTTGATGATGTCTTGTAACAACATGTACTGATATGTTCCCCAATTGTCGGTTGTGGGCTCAGTACCACTATTCTGATAGTATTCTCTCTGATCTATATGTGTTCCAATTGTAGGCATGTGTTATGAGTTTTCTTTAACAAAGTTAGACTGCTCCTCGTTCATAGCAAGTTGTACAACATCTGCCTCTCTAATACTTAGACCTGCCAACTTGCATATTTTAATAACAAGTTCTGTTTCATCTGAAGCTGGGATTTCGAAATCAGTAGAGCTATCTTCATTGTACACAGGATCGCCAGCCAGCATAGTGTGACCCCAATGTGGGTCTTGTGGCTTTCTGATATAATTAGCTGATACTGTGGTTGTTATACTGTCTGGACTTACAAACAAGCTGTTGTCAATTCTTTTATATATAGGATATGTTACAGATGGCTTTGTTAAATTGCTGTTCACAATCATGTCATACTTATGATTTGCGACCTCTTGCACTATTTTACCACCATACACCACATTTATTAGTTTGTACAGGTCATCTGGCGCATTAAAATGATCTGTATCGTAGGTTAGCGAGGCGTTCTTTGTGAATATATCTATTTTATTCTGAATATGAGAAACGCTATCACCGTAATTCAGTGCTTTTTTCCTTGAGTTTTGTGCAGCTACAGCTCTAGAATAATCAGAAAAATATTGCTCGAATATCTCTAACTGAGCTTGCTTAGCAAAATAGTCAAATTCTAATGGTGATACATACCCTCTATTGTCCTTGTTTAGCAAAAACAAAACAGTGTTTCTAACGCTATTAATCATAGGATATATTTTCTACAAAAGTACAAAAAAAAAGAGGTCACAATTTGCGACCTCCCCCTTTCACGGATTTGTTTGTGCTTATAGCTTATTCGTAATCTTTTGAAGCACATCTAGACCTTCGTCTGTCTTAAAGAACAAAGCTAATGAATGATATAGGTTTTCTCCAAACGGAGCTACCATTATTTTATTCTTTTTATCATCAGCCCATGTTACAGTTCTATTGTCACCTTTAACATGAAGAATACCTAGTTCAACTGCTCTAACAGCTACGTTTCTCAACTTTAGATTTTCGTCATCGGCAAGTGCCATAAACTCACCTGGATTGTTTTTAGCCCATATAATCATATCTCTACGCAACTCCGATGATGTTAAATTGCTAACATTGGACTTCATAGTCACTCTGGCTATAGCTTCCAAGTCTTCGATACCCATATCTTTAGCTGCGATTTGAGCATCGAGTTCTGAGTAAATACTCTCTACCTGTTTACTCGCATTCTTCTCCTTATCAAGCTCAATAAATTTCTTGTTGAAGTCAGGGTGTATTAATAAAAACTTCTGCAAATTCACATTCCAATCAGGAACGATAAGCTTGCCGTTCTCAAAAACAATAGGCTCTAAAGTAACAACACCGTCTTGCTCATCAACAAAAGGACTTAGTTGATTCGTAGCATAACGTAATGCTCTGTTTAGTTTGCCGTCAAAATAAGTGAGAGGTTTTCTGCCTGTGTGTTTTACCGATATCATTGATCGGATGGGTGCTTTGTTTCCGGTTAGAATGAACACCCTTGTTTTTTGTTCAAAATCTGGGAAAAGTGCATTATACCCAGATACTGTAATAGTTTTTGCCATTTTATTATAATTTGATTTAATTAAAAAAAAGGAGGGAAACTTAAATAAGCTCCCTCCTTATGTAATATTACTGCATCAAGATGAAGTTGTTTACACCCATTGTACAAAGCGCACGCTCTGACAAGAAGTGAACCTCCATGTTGTCTTTATCAGTAGTCGCTGCACCACCTGCAGAACCAACAACCCAAGACTTATACTTTCTGTCTTCAGTTGGAGATACTCGGTAGCGAACGTGTAGGAATGGACGCTTAGCGTTTTCTCCTAGTACTTGATCATAAACAGTTGTAGTACCTGCTGGTACAATGATACCATCAACACCTCCAACGTTACCACGAGTAGTAGCGTCATTTAGGTATTTCCAGTCAGACTTGTAGAAGTCATACCCGATACGGAACCCTGTAAATCCAAGATTTAATGCCATATCTTCATCATTGTCAAACAAACCGTAAGAAGCAGTTGATGCTCCTGAGTTGTTTTGAGCAGCTAATACTTTGTCAATATCAAAAGAAGTTGAGCGGTTAGCGAAAATCACGTTTTCTTGAATCGCACCTTCTTTGTCAAGGACTTTAGCTAAAGCTTCTAGATCTTCTCTAGAGTCAATAGTTCCACTAGTAGTGTTACCATTATTTTCTACTTCATAGAAGAGACCTTTTGTACCCATATACCCAGCAGTTTTTGCTGCAGAACCAGCTATTGCAGGCTCTCCCTCAATCATTGCTGTTTCTAGATAATCTTCGAAACGTAGTCTTGTTTCACTTTCTGACTTCAAGTACCAAAGGTATCCAGATGCACCGTTTTCAGATGTTACTTCTACCCAACCGATATGAGCCATTTCAGATCCTGAAACTTCATACTTATCTTTGATAATGATTGGGTTGTTCTCTTTAGACTCGAAGTCTGCTTCAAGAGATCCATCCATACCATTAACACCTTTCTTAAATTCAGAACCGTAAACAAAGATTGTCACAGCGTCGTCATTATCAAAAGGACCAGCACCATCAGCAGCTGATGTGGCATCTAGCAAGCTCAATGTAGCAAATGTCTTAACAGTGATGCTGTCAGTAGCAACACCTGTGATAAGAGCTTTAGCTTGAGCAGCTGCAGAAGCTGTAGAAATGATAATAGTTTGGTTTACACGGAAACTGTGAGCAGTTAAGCCGTCGATAGTTTCGCCGTCAGAGTGAATTGCACCTGTATCTTGTAAGTGCAATCTTCCTTGCTCACTCCACTTAATTAAGTCAGAGCTAGAAGGAATCTCAGCGCCAACCATACGTAAGAAAGATGCTACAGAACGATTTCCGTAACGCTCAAATTCTTTCTCATACAAGTCTGGTAGGTATTGCTGAGCAAATGTATAATTGCTATTAGAAAGGTAGTTAGTGTTAGCTAACGCCTTTCCTGGAGCAGGAGTTAGGGATGTAGAACCGCCAATAGTAACTGTGCCGGTTCCTGCCCCGTTAAAATCAATAGATTGTGCCATTTTTTAAATGTCTTTTAAGGTTTTTATTTATCTTTTTTTAATCTTAAGTCCAGATCCAAACCCTTGGCTGCTATCTACAACCTTAAATTTAGTTCCGGGTTTCGATGAATCAACGTTTGTGCGCACATTCATATCAATATTCTTTCCATCCTTGACCACTTCATTAACCGCATCGGCTTTACCTTGCTCATAAAAGAACTTAGCGTAAACCTCTGGGTTCATGGCCATGTGTAAAGATTGATGATATTTATTTGCGTCCTTCAAGAAACCTTTTTCATCCACAAAACGTTTTATAAAGTTGTTTAAATCTGATTGATTTTCAGCAACTTCTGTAGCGCTTTTTGGCTTGTAGGTCACAGTTTTTTCGCCGAGATTGTATTCAAAACCTTTGAATTTGTCATTAAAAAAACTTGATGTCTTCTGCTCAAATATCTTTCTTTGCTCATTAGACAGTTTTTCTTGGTTTGCAGCCTCATCATTGTATTGCTGATAAAACTCAACAGCCTTTTTAACGTCATCAGGAAAAGCATCCATACTTGACTCAAGTGGTGCTCTATATCTTTCCCGCATATTATTAAAATACTCTTTTGCTCTATGCAGCTCTTGCTTTTTCTCTAAACTCTTCCTTTTCCTGTCGCTTTCTGTATCGACATTTTCATCAACTTCGTATTTTTCATTGATAAGATAGCTAATGTCGTTATCATCCAGCTCTGGATTAGTTTGCATATAGTACTCACGCAACAAAGCATGTTCTTCATATTCACTAACATCTTCGTTAGCTTTTACAAAGTCCTTCAAACCTCGGTTGGTTTGCTCCTTGTATTGTAAGTACTTTTCGACTTCCTCTGGAAGGTCTAGTACTTCTTCATTATTTGAAAGAACGTCTTCTAATTCTTTTGCATTAATCTGATATCTATCTGTTAGATAATCATTTATAATGTCTTCTTTTGTGAGCTGTTGTGGTTTTTCTTCCTTTAGCTCAGTTTCAGTTGATTCAGGCTGTTGTTCTTCTACAACCACCTCTTCTTTTTGCTCAACTGTATTATCTTCCTTCACCTCAGCTACTTCCTCGTTCTGAGGTTCTGCTTCAGTTGTTTCTGGTTCTTGGACTTTTGCCCCTTCCTCTTTAACGGGAGGTTTAGACAAATCAACTTTGAAGTCAACGTCCTGATTTACATCACTCATAATAATATTAGATTAAATTTTATGGTACAAAATTATTAAAAAAAACTATGCGTTTTCTTGACCCATCATAGCTCTAAAGTTGGCTAAAACATCAGAACCTTCACCCTCCTTTTCGAAATCGACAGGTGCCGTGTTTTCTTTGCGTTGTCTAATCAATTTACTCTGTTGAGAGGCTTGCTTATCAGTTCTTTTATCTTTACGATCCTCTTTGTATTCCTCTCTGCCCTTAAAAATATTAGCTTCCGCTTGTTTTAGTTCTAGGTCGAATTGATGCTTAAGTTTTAGCATCTCTGCGTCAAGTTGCTGTTTCGCTTGCATGCGTTGCAACTCTAACTCCGCTTTCATTTGCTCCATCTGTGATTCAGATTGAGTCTTGAACTGTTCTTCTTGCATTCTTGATTGAGAGGCAGCTTGAGCAGACTCAGTGTTTGCTTGAGTTTGCATCTGAATAGCCGCTTGTTGCTTCTCCATCTCTTTCTTTTCTTTCCTCACCTTACGTATTTTCAGCAAGCTGTTTGCAAGAACAATATCTTTTATGCTACGAATATCAATAGCATCTTCTAATCCTATCTGTCCTGATTGAATTGATTGCTGAATATTTTGCTCCAACATTTGTCTTTCTTCTTCATCAGGCTCGATTTCAATAAATATTCCAAAATCATGCAAGTGTAGTGACTTTACTTCTTGAACAATCTCAAAATTGTTCTTTCCTATCATCTTTGCAAAGTCTTCTGCAAAATCAGCATACTCTAGTATATCGGATATTCTGTAAGATATCGCTTCTGCTAGCCTTTTTGTTAAGAATACACCAGACTGAATAACGTGTCTTGTTGCTGTATTACTATTTAAAGCAGCTAGTTTTTGTAAGCCTACAAGAGCATATTGATCAGGGTTACTACCGTCTCTCGCCTCATTGATGCCCGTTACAGCTCTAATCATGTTAAGCTGATAGTTGTACATATTAATAAGACTTGCGATCTTAGCATTTGATCCACTGCTTGTTAGTTCTTGAATAGGAACTCTAGCGTTATTAAAGTCACCGTCCTCCGTATAACTTCTACCAATAACACTACCTGTTTGGAAATACATTGATAAAGCCTCAGAAGGGTTATAAGACGCTCCATTACCTAAGTCTACACTATTTAATCCATCAGCATCAATAAATACACCATCTGGTATCATTTTAGCAACAACTTGTTGTAATTTAAGGTGTGTTAATTGTATCTGGTCAGCAAAAGGAATCATTCTTTTAACCAAAGAATCTACATTGCCTTTTGACATTTTAATAGCAGTCACTACATATGGAGGTAAAGCCTTTTGGAAAGCGGATTTAGGTCTAACCATATTACTCATTACCCCCCACTTCAATAAATGATTTGTACCCAAAACAAGTACACCCTCATACCACACATCTATTCTTCTTGCTACCCTTGTGAATCTAGCTTGTTCTGTCTTAGGGGGATTGAAGCTTGCGTCTTTTTTAAGTGGTTTTTCACCACCATTTTGGTTTTGCTTAACCTTGTAAACAACCTCACGGTCTGTCTTGTAGCAAAAATACAGAAGGCTAACGTTTGCTTTATCTAGTCCACTCTGGCTCTGTAAGTTCTGAGTGCTTCTGTATCCATCAAATCTACTAGCTAGTTTTGAAATTTCTTCAATTTCTTCCTGTGTTAGGCCGGGGTTTATCTTCTTTATCTCTGTAACGTGTACAGATTTTACCTCTCCGAAGTAATAACAATCTCTAAAGTTTGGATCTTCAGTAGGTGAGTACACAAAGTTTACAGGATCCACATATTCTAGTCGAACACCATGGTGAGGATCAAAAGAGTGTTTCATGGCTGAAATACCAAGAACAACATTGTCCTCATCTATTCTCCTTTTTAATTCATCGTATTCATTCAGCTCTAAAATTGTTTTGATTGCTGCCTCTTCAGCAACCTCTACACCTTGCTTGTATTTGAGCTTCATGTACAACCCTAATTCCTCATCAGACTCTGGTATTTCATCTTGTGGGAATAAAAATGCATCTACACCTGTATTCTCTTTTATTATAGATAGAACAGGTTTTGCTGACATGTCTGATTGTATATCCCTTTTAAACATCTCTCTCTTCAGAGAAGATAAGTCGTCCACAGCCTCAACTTTGACATCTAACAGCCTGTTAGATATACCATTCACCACAACATCTACAAACTTAGGAATGATAGGGACGGGTGTCCAATCGAGGTTTAAATAGGAAAGATCGCCATTCACGGCTAATTCGTTTTTGTACTTCTCAACAGGCTGTTGTCCTCTTGCGTACAATCTTCTAGTTAAGTATTCAGATCTTATTTCCCCGTATATACTACTTCCATGATCTCTTGCGAACCATTCGGACTCAATAGCATGCCCAACACGGAGGCCATACTCATACGTATCCTTCTCTATGTCCGACACAAATTGATTAGGAAAACCACTGCCTGAAATAAACTTCGGCTTATTTATCATAATCACCTAATAATTTCACTAACAAAACCTTTGTTACTGTATTTTGCAAAGTTAAGATTTATTTGATTACGTTTTTCTTGTCTGTTATTCTTTGTCGTTTGATTTGCCATAATCGCAAAACCCGAACTTACTGTGGCGTCAAACCTGGTTCTGTTGTTAATATCATAGTTTGCCCAATCCAGTAAAGTCCTATTAAAAAACATATTTCCACAACTCCCAAAGTCCGTGTCTCTTTCGTCTTTTATGACCCCAACGTGACTCTGTATAAAGCTTTCGATTCCCTCTGCATGAACCGAAATTACAGATTGAGATGACGGGATGCCACCTAACTCCTTTTCTGCTCTTGATAGTATATTTTTGTGTTTATCTGGTCTATTTATAGAAAAAGGCCTGTACCCCCTGTCTTTTAGATAATACAACAATCTAGGCTTGTTGTTTTCGACAAGTATTGGCATTCCATAGAAGTGTAAAGCCATTAACACATCTTCGTAAAATATCTCTGCTGTTGGAGGTCTAGATATGTATTCTAGGAAAAACATATTAGTCGGTGCATCATCCATGTGAAATTTAGTCATACCATGCAAAGATCCTTTCGAGCCCCCTCCACCTACTGTTCCTGATATGTCATACGAGTCACACCCAAAAGAACCTATATGTGCATTACCAGGATACTTGCGACCATTTCTTTCCTCTACGTTGTTCAACATCCCTTTGGAGGGAATCCAAGTTAAAAAAAACCTTCCCTTTGAATCTGGTGCAAACACAACTTCTGTGTCCCTCTGACCATTCTTCCAATAAAAGTTTCCTCTACTTACACTTGATTTGATAGCAAATGAATCGTTGTAATCTATCTGTTCGTATATTCTAGTTAGGTTAAATAAGGTGTTCTTTGACTCATCTCTAAACGCATGTGACTCGGTACGAGGGAATTGACGGTAAAATTCATTTAACGCATCTGGATCATTTTTGAGACTATCCACTTCGTTTTGCCAATATTGTAATGCGCTTTGGTAAATGTCATCTCCATTTATGCTGATTATTGGTGTATCTGGTGTCTCTAAGACAGGTTGCCCATACCTGTCTATAAACCCTTCCATGTTCCACTCCATAGGGATAAACAAGCTGTACATACCGCTTTTTGTTTGGCCGTTTGAGTTGCGTGTTGTAGGGTCAGAGTCGTAAAACAATTTTTTGAAATTATCTCCTCCTTTGTCCAATGCGTTACTTGTTGAGCCCATCATACACTTACCGATAACTCGACTACCCAGCCTTAAACATGTTTTTGTTACCCTCCAATTATTTAGTATGTTATCTGGCCTTTCCCACTTACCACTTTCGTCGTGAACAAGAAGTGCAAGTTTTTCACCATCGTAACTGTTGTCCCCAGTATTCTTCCAGTCTATTGTAGTATCTAGTCCCTGTAAGTCACTGACAATGTTTGTGTTAGCTATTGATTTTCTTGTAAGTTTTGAGGCTGGAACTCTATAGGCTAACTCAGACTTCGGCCTATCCATACCATCTTGTATGGGTTTAAAAAAGAATGGATAGTTGACGGATATAGGCACAACCTTGTCTGTAAACATCTTCTTTGCGTCAGCCCCTGTCTTTGACAATATTCCAAACCTAGCGTCTGATGTTATAGTGGCTTGATTGACAGTTTCTGCAGATGACATAAAAGAGAATCCAGATCGTCTGTTCTTTAAGTAACACATCCCATAACACCTAGCATCTGCTTTACACGCTTCCCAGAATATAAAAAATATTCTATTTGACTCCCTGTACTCAGGCTTACCTACATCAATTTTAGTCCATTGTAGGTACATGTAATGGCTACCTGTGATGTACGTTGGTGTTCCATTATTGTAAAACCAATAGCCATTCTCTCTGTAGTTAAACTCCTTTTCGATATAAGGAACCCAAGTTTCTTTGAAGTCACGTGGCATTTCATTCCACTGAAAGATTGTCTGTAATGGACGTAGTTGTTTTGGGTACTCTGAGGCTTCCCAATACTGATCTTTCTTTTTAGATGACCTTTTGTGTATGTCAGCAGGTTTTTTTGGTAGAGCTATATTTAAGTGATTGATTCTGATTACATCCCCTACCGTACCGTCTTTAGATATTACAACAGCATCTATATCAGGGTCATACCCATAACGGAACCCCTTCTTTTTGTTCGTGTCATCTAAGATCTTTTTTGGTATAAAGTCCTGTAGTACAACACCTAAATTATTTGGATCTTCGTTCTGCAAAGCCACCTGTTAAGTTAGTTTTTTCCTCTTCTGGGTTCTCTATCAAATTCTTTTCGTTTTCAATCCTGTTAAGTATTTCAAACGCATCGAATATTGCTAGTTTTTTTGTAGCAGCAGCATTTTTTAACCTGTCTGCAGCGAGCTCATCATCTGGGTCTGGCTTTATGATCTCCTCTTCTGCAACCTTTATTAGCTGGTTTACAGCCTCATGCCCAGCCTTTATGATTCTTTCTTTTATTTTATTTACATCCTTCATAGCAAGGCGCATATATCGTTAGTCCTCATACGGTACAAAACAGTGTCATTTATAGTAAACTCATACTCACTGTTTTTAGTAAAGTTTACTTTATCTCCTGATTTCACACCAAGGTCATTTAAGCAATCATTATCGTATACAACAAAACCAGTATTAAGCTCTGTACCCTCCTCATAAAGATAAGCATTTTCTTTCTCTATTGGCTGGACAAAGCAATAATCCCCAACTGACTTCCACTCTTTTCCATCATTGTAAAGATAAAACTGGTATTCATCTATAAAATACATACCATCTTTGAAGTAGTTAGGCGATTTTTTTGCCCTCCCCTTCATGTCGTAGTATATCCTAAATACATTGTGATGTACGACTATTATGTCGCCTGACTTGACTTTTTTACTCCTGCTTGGTGCATAAACAACTTCTGCAAGTCTATTTACATGCTTATGATCCTCGACCGTTGAGTTGACTATAATCTTTTGACCTGATATCTCTACCTCATTATTATATTCGTCACCTAACGGCTTGATAATGAAGTAGTAAGGAGATTTCATCCTAAAAATTTATATTGTACTCAACAGATACAGGTATGTTTTTATTAAACTCTTTCCATAGAAAAACTTCGTTGTTCTTTTCTACATATACACGAAAAGAGCTTTTGTCCTCATTAAAGTCAATGAGGTGTATGGTATAAGCGCCATTCAAAACATCTTGGTTAACGATGTAATGCATGGCGCTGCCCTTGTAATCAGACCCTATGGATATTTTACGAATTTCCATTGTCTGGAGCACCCAAATGAAGCTCACCCGCTTCTAGGTCGATAGAGCCCTGTCCGTGCTCTTTCTCTAATTCATTTAGCTTTCCTTGGAGTTGCTGGCCAAGCTCAACCATTTTGTTTTGTAAAATGTGCTGCTGGGTTGCTAAAGCACCAATATCAAGCTGTGTGTTGGATTGTTCTGTTCTTAGTTGTTTTAGTTCTTGAACAACTGAATCATCAAGTTTTACCACTTCTGGTTTTTTACTTTTTGCCATTTTAATAAATTATATTTTTACAAATATACTAATTTTTTTTGCTCACCACGGAACATCTTCAATAACACAATTAGGAGATAAAGAATGAGAAACATTTGAAGACAATGCCGCATCTACATCAAGCCAACCCATAACTAACTCTTCGGTTAAATCATCATATTCAGTGAAGTTTTCAGGGTCTGGTAATCCTACGCTACCTATGGCCATTACCACCTTTTTTAACTCACCTGTTTCTTCGTCAGTTTTGGTAAAGTGTATCTTGTGGACTATATTACTAAGTCCATCTGATTCTATCTTTACTTCAAGTTTGTTTATTTCTATTTGTGTTGTCATAATATAATTATTCTGCAGGATCCACCTCTGGTTCTTCTGCTGCCAACCAAGAAACATCATCTCCTGTTACATCAACGTTTGTTGGTGTTATTTTTTTGCTTATTTCGCTCTCAATAACTTGGCTCATGTGCGCTGTTGGATGGTTTGCTTGCGCCCAAGCAATAACGTCTGCTTCAGTAAGCTCTCCCATAGCTGTAAAGTTTTCGGAATCAGGTGCAGCAATAGGGCATGCTCCATTAAATACAGCAGACTCTCCTGAATCTGCATCAGTCCCTTTATATTCAAAATTAACATGTGTGATTACATTCGACAATCCGTCTAACGTGGGTGCTTGCTTTAAAGCCGTAATCTTCCACTCATAACTAATATTCATATCTTAAGTGTTTATTCTGCAAATATACCCCAAAAAACAATCTGTTTTTTATAGTTTGCCTTTTATGACAGGTTTTCTCCTGATCTAGGTATCACCAGCATCCCGTTTGTTTTTAAATTATTGCTATAGTTATTTAGCAAAGTTGTTTTATGAGATTGTAACACGTCTTCTGCCTCAGAGAATAAGTCACATATAATTACGTCATATTGTTTAGTGGTGCTATAATTCCATTCATCATTACACACTATATTTATAGAGCTATTTAACCATGTAACATAATCAATTATTTCTTGATGTTTTTCTACAACATCTATAGTTAAAGGATTTTTGTTTTCTTTAATATATTCCGGCAAAACACCAAATCCTCCTAAACCTAAAACCAGTATATCTCCCCATGTTGCCTCATCAAATAAGCCAGTCGAAAGGTTTCCGCAATCCTGGCATTCCCCAAGCATAGCTTTGCCATGTATACTGACATTCATATTTTTCCGAGGGGTGCCTTGTTTGTATGTAAACATAGATATATCTGCATATTCAAAAGTTACGTCGCCACTTTCATTTTCACTGTAGCTTGTTGCAATATTTTGTTTTTCTACTTTAAATATATCATTGTCAACCTCGGATATATTTGCTTCTAAAAAATTTGGCCCTGATATTAAATCTTTCATAATTCGATTGCATCAAATTCTACATCAATTCCTTTTACTGAATAATTAACGCGCTTATATCCATTTGCGTCGGTAACAACGGCGTCTTTAATATGTTCTACCTCGTCTGCCATCACTCCCTTAAACAATCCTTGACCAATTTTAGAATCTTTATACTCAAACGAATATATATTCAATCCTTTAGGTGATGAACCTATTAAGTTGATATTTTTCTTAAGATTCCTGTCTGAAGGGAAGCCGCCGCCGCCGCTGCATGCTACGACATGGGTTACCAGCCCTGTTGACTGAGCTCTGATTGCATGTGTTGGGAGAAAGGCAGGGCCAAAGGCTCTCCACCCAGAAGCATATGTTGATGAGCCCGCTGAGTTTGAATACATATAACTTGAATAAGCCACAGGGACTCCAGATGAATTTAAATTACTAAACCAACCATTAAAAGCGGCTAAAGCTGTACATGCGGTCGACGAGCTCGACATCGTGCCGCTAACGTTTTTCATCGTTAGTGCTGGCCCTGCATCATGATCATATCCTCTAAATTCTGACATTTTATGAGGATTAGTTCCGTCTGGTTTGGATGTGGACGCGGTGTTTATTGTGCCATTAACACCCTCTGACATATCTTCTAGACTAATATTTGTGTAGTTGGTGCTAGAAGAATAATTATTTGTACCTATTTCACGGCGTATTCCTCGCATAGAAACGCTTCCTGTGCTAGGAACTGCCATTGATTATAGATTTAAGTTCATCGATCTGTTTTTGCTGTTCTTTTACAGCTTCAATTAGTACAGCTGTCAGCTTCTGGTAATCCACAGCTTTATAACCATTATCTCTGGTTTGTACAATTTCCGGTAATACTTCTTCTACTTCTTGCGCGATTACACCTACATCTTTCTTACCTGTTTCTTTATGTGATTTTTCGTTCCACTCAAAAGTAACACCACTGATTGCTTTTACTTTTTCAATCGGTGACTCTATAGGTTTTATATTCTCTTTATATCTTTTATCGGAAGAATAGAAAGCTACAACATCCCCAGCTACCCTGATAGAATCGCCTGTTGTGCTTGGATCTACGTAATAAGTAGTATTATTTTCATCGTAGTATATCGGGGATCTCATTTGAGTTGAAGCCCTGACTCCGCCTGCTGTATAAAAAGCGTCATAAGACGTACTACCCGTATAATACTTTTTGTTGTTGTACGTTCTAATCCAAGTAGTATCATTCATATAAATACCACCTCCATACGACCCATTATACCAACCTGTACTACCTGAGCTTCTAAACCAGTTTGAAACACCTATAGTGTTAGGTATAGAAGAAACATCATAACCATAAGAAATAGCTCCGTTTGAACTTCCGTTGCTTATGTCGTTCATTACACTGGTACCAGCTGGATTTACATAATAACCAGTATTATCAGAATCGTAGAATATTGGACTTCTTGTGGAGCCATCTATTCTTACCCACCCATCACTGTGGTATATATTGTTATTGTAAACATCAAACTCTAAAGCTTTTGTAGGGTAACTATCATTTCCACCTTGAGCGATATAGTATCTGTAATTCCAAGAGCTTGCTAAAGCGTGAACCCCTGTAGATATATGTGCCCTATAGCCACTACTGTATCTTGTTCTTGAATGTGTGTGAGGTACGTAAACATTTGAAGTGCCTACGTTTGATTCAGGGTAATATATCGGGGCGTTAGTTAAACCTGTAATTGTAGATGAAACGTAATCATCAGGATCATCAGGATCAAATCTGGCGGTCATTGCTAATGCATTAAACACGCTAGTACCAGCTGGATTTACATAGTAACCAGTGTTGTCTAAGTCGTAGAATATATTAGACCTAATGTCACTTTGATTTATTAAACTGCCACCTAATAGCTGTATTTGTTTGTTAAAATAAAAATTACTTCTATCTGTATATATGTGAGCATGGCTTGTATTAGCGGGGCCGAGTTGTATATAGCCGTCAGTAGTTTGGTGTAAACTTCCCCAGCTTGTATGGTTTTGCCATCTAGCGTCGTTAGTTGAACTTGGAGCGTCTAATCTTGTGTAATTAATTTGATTTATTCTACTAGTAGAATTAGCATCTAAATAATAATTAGTATCGTTGGTGTCATAAAATATTGGAGCTTTCATTGACTCCGCGTGCCACACAGCATTGTAACCTATCGAACCTCTGGGGCTTCCATTGTCACACCAGACCATCTGGTGAGAAC